AGGACGCACAATCTGTCTCCAAAGCCCAAGTCGTCGATAAGTTGATCCGTGCGCTTGACGAAAAGGTCGATCAGACCTCTCGTACCTGGGAAATTCTCTGGTGGATGTCGGTTGGTGGTGTGGCGTTTGAATATGTGCCGTGGGTGAAAGATGCCACGATGGAACCGATGCCACGGTTCGATCCAGAGACAAATGAATTGCAATGGACGCATGTCGTGACCAATCAGGTCGTCAATGAATCCATGCGGCAGGAGATGATGGCGCAAGGCGCACCGCCAGAGCAGTTTGAGGTCGTTGAGGACATGGTGCTGACCGGCGATGTGGGGAGCGAGATTTTAAGCCCTCTTCAGGTCTTTATTGATGCGTCTGTGCGATCCATTGATGATCTAGCGCCTGATCAAGCGGTCTATATCGCCAAAATTCGCACAATGGGATGGATTGAAGCCAATTACGATGTCAGCAAGAAAACCATAGAAAATATCAAAGATTCCAGCGAAGTGCGGATTCTCAGCACGGATATTAAGCAATTTGGCGATCCGACCGGATCAGTGCATCTGCAAGACCTGATTCCACGGATTCAGGGGAGTCGCACGGCGAATGATCCCGATATGGCCGTCGTGGTTGAGCGGTTTCAGCCCATTTCCAATAAACACCCGCGTGGACGCTATACCGCGTTTATTCCTGGCGAACAGATACTTAAAGACGAGGATAGCCCGTATGAGTCGATTCCATTGGTCGATTTTCACTTTGGCCCGACCACGACGAGCTTTTGGAACGGCGATTACATCAGTGACCTGATTGCACCCCAACGGTTCCTCAATAAACGGCTCTCACAACTGGGAGAACAGGCGAATGCGTCTATTTATGCCGATGAACTGTTAGGACCGACCTTAAAGCGTGAAGATATTCCCTCTGACTATCCAGCCCCGATTGAAGGCGGCCTGACGGATGGTGGCGTCAAGATGGTGCAACGGCGCGATCCACCGCAACTGCCAGCGTGGTTTATGCAATCTGTTGATCTCACACTCAAATTGATGCGTGAGATTGCCGGGGGGGTGGATCTCTTCTCTGAGCAGAAGTTTCCAGGCCAATTACGGGGGCCATCTGCCGTGCCGATGCTGCAAGAGATTATTGATACCCAGTGGGGGAATCTCTATCAACATCTGGGCAAGCAACTGGCAAAAGTGAAAGAAATGCGGGTCAATCGCGTCAAGGAGTACTATCCTGCCTTTCGGACGCTGCACTACACCGATAGGAATATGAAAGACGAGGTCTTTATTTTCCAGACCTCAGAAATTCTGAAAGCGGGGACAGATTTCTCTGTCACGGTAGAACGGGGGAGTTTAATCCCAGAACTCCGTGCGTTACGGGAAGCCAGAATCCGCGAACATCTCCAGTCTCCCCTCAGTGTGCTGTATATGGATGAGCGCACGGGACGCATTGACAAGGAGAAGATCGCCTCTGACCTGCAAATGGGCGATGTGGGACGTGAAGCAAAAGAATCACAATATCGCAAACTGGGGATGGAGCTAGTGGCCCGTTTACAGCAGGGGCAACCCCTCCCAGAGCATATCCCGATGCCGTTCTGGAATTTACGGGTCATTATGGATGAAGTAGAGGCGTCAATGGCGACCACCGAGTTCCTGTCGTCCAGCCCAGAGATTCAGCAGGGATTTGTGGGATTCTGGAATAAATGCCGTGAAATTCTCTCTGAGGCATCTGAGCAGCGACAGGCGGGAATGCAGGAACAGCAGGTGCAGGGAGCCGTCGCACAGGCCGCACAGCAGGCCGCAGCAAAGGCGGCAGCGGAAGCGATTGATATGGCGATGGATCAACTGAAGGCCAGTCAGGAGATTGCGCCTCAAGCACCACAGGCACTCGCTGAAGCGATGGCACAGACACAGCAGCGATAAGCCCATTTTTCACCGGTTGAAAAAATGAAGAAGAAAGTCACGCGCAAATCACTGCCACGGACCATGCACACCATGCTGCGTGAATACAAAGAGTCCCCAGCGAAGTTCAAGGGCGGCAAAAAGCAGGCGATGGCGATTGCCTATTCTAAAGTTCAACGTCGCACAGGGTGATCGTAAGACCTAAAAAGGTCAGGTCTGACCTTGACACCCGAAAGTTTCCATTCCTATACTCCAGAGAACTGCCCGACGTTTGCTGACGCGAACACGGGACGCGAACACGCGAGAGTGGATTCTTCGGCAGAAGAACACCCGCTCCTGCACTCGCAGACCACTCGACTGAAGGAGAGTTCGATGGCAGAAGAAGACGTTACTGACGCACCGGACGCAGCCGCAGATGGCGCGTCAACTGAATCAACAGACACAGGAGGTGACACTTCATCATCCGGCTCGTGGCCTGCCGATGCACAAGCCGAGTACACGAGAAAAACTCAAGCACTGTCTGATGAGCGCAAAGATTGGGAATCGCAACGTAACCAACAAACACAGCAGTTGCAGCAATATGCACAGCAGATGCAACAACAGCAATATGCTTCGCAGCAGCAACAGAATACGACGCAGAACCAGCAGTCGAATGACTCGATGCTGGATCAGCTTCGGAAGATGCCGTATTTGGATGGGAACACCGCAGCCCAACTGATGCAGCGCATGGTCAATGAGGGCATTAACCCCCTTAATGACGCGCTGAAACAGCGTGATTCCGCACTAGCCCAGATGTACAAGGAGCAGAAACGGCTCAATGCACAGGTGGGACAGTCACAAGGCCAGCAAGCGCAGAAGGATCTCGAAGCTCGGTTTTCAGATATTCGGAAGGAACAGGGGCTTCCTGACAATGAACTCGTCCATGAAATGATGCGAGATGTGTATTACTCGCATGAGGGCGACACACTTGATCAGGAATATCCTGACATGCTGCGACAACGGTGGGAGGGGTTACAAAAGCTCGTACGCGAAAATGACCGTGCAGCGGCTAAGAAGGCGAAAGCGTCACCATTCCCCTCACGGGGCGGTGAGGTATCGCCGACGAGCGGCAAAACAGGTGGGTATCAAACACCTGAAGAACGGGCAAATGCGTTATGGCCGATGTTAAACCCAAACACCACGGAATGACGTGCCTCCTGTCTAAGTAAGGAGTGTTCTCGTTATGGCGAGTACAACTGATGTTGTTGAAGCTCTGAAATACACCTACGGTGTGGATCAGGTCTTGTACCTGGTCAACCAAGAAGTCGTCTGCTGGAATATGTTCCAGAAGGCGAAGAAACCTGTTGGGGGCCGAGGTCAATTCTTGATGCCCATCATGGTAAAGAACCCTGGGGCGTGGACCGGTATTGCGGAAGGTGGCGCATTGCCATCAAACCTCAATCCAGATACGTCTGAGGCGTCATTCAGTCTCACTGAATTTGCGGGACTGTATAACATGTCATGGAAACTCCTCCAGGACGCACGGAACTCGAAGTTTGCGTTCCAGACTGCGTTGAAAATGATGGAGGCAGGTTTCCGTCGTCGCGTCCTCAAGCTCCTCAATGCTGATCTGATTTCAGACGGCCTTGGGAAACTTGGAGTGATGCCTGCGGCTGACAACCAGACCACGATCACGGTGGGTGAATTGCCCAGTCTTGATGTGGGAATGGTCGTTGACCTCATGGATGCGTCGGATAACAACGCGAAACTGGCAGACTCCGCGACCGTGACAGCCGTTGATGCACCGAATCGTACGGTGACAATCAGTGGGTCTGCGCCAAGTGGCACTGCCGCTGGTGACTATTTTGTTATTCAGGATACCGTGACCTCAAGCACGTCCTATCACACGAATGGACTTCTGGGGATTATTGATGATGCCGATCCACCGGCTTCAAAGGGTGACTTTGGTGGCATTGATCGTGGTACTGCGGGTAATGAATTTTGGGAATCAGTCGTGTTGGCGAACGGTGGCACCAACCGCGCACTGACAGAAGACCTGCTGATGCAGCTTGAAGATTCTGTCCGTGAAAAGGGTGGGGCTAAACTGAATGCCTACATCTCAAACCTGTCTATTATTCGCCGGTACCATGAACTCCTCCGTGAAGATGCGTTCTTTGCGATGAGTTCACCGAAAGCGTTTGATGGTGGGTCCGGTGTGGGGCGTGATGGTGGCTCACAGCAGAAAGGGAAAGATGGCGGCGATGGTCGCACGATCTACCGTTTCAGCGGCAACCCCTGGCACGCAGAGCCGTATTTTGCAGCAAATACGATTATCGGTCTGGACACCAAGCATTTCTTCATCGGTCACGGTGAGAATGAAGTGCCCCGTCCGGTATCGGAAATCTTCGATGGCACCCCGTTCCTCCGTCAGACTTCCAACTCCACCTTTGAGGTGGCGTGGTACTGGCAGGGTGAACTGCTGAGTGATAACCCGGCAGCAGGGGCGAAAATCGAGGACGTTGCTGAGTCGTAAACTGAGTAGGTGGGGAGAGTAGGGCTAAGTCTGGGGAGTCTGTCCTACTCTTCTTCCGCTTCGCCAGAAAGTAGGGAATCATGGGAATTAAAGCCATTGCACGATTAGCGGCTGTTCATGTGCCGTATACCATTTCGGCAGGAGAAGCAGCAGACACCGGTATTTTTGTTGCCGATCAGGACTATGAAATCGTTGATGTACGAGAAGTGCATAGCACGGCGGGTGCAAGTAGCACGACACTGGATGTTGGTGTCGCGGCTTCTGGCACGGCTCCAGCGAGTCTGACCACCGCATTAAGTTCGACATTGGCGTTGGATAGCACAGCCAACACGCCTGTGCAATCGACCCTGACTTCGACGCTGGCAAATCGCAAGCTCGATAAGGGGGAGCAACTGTCGTTGAATTGGACCGGTACGGTGTCAGCCTATGAAGGGGCTGTGCATGTCGTCTTGAAGCCGGTTCGTACGAATACGACGTATTAAGGAGAATCATGGACGTTTTTGACCCGGTTCGATATTCACTCGAAGAAAATAAGTTCTTTCTCGGTCATCTTGGAGAATCTCCCGTGTCGGCGCTTCAGGAAAAACTCCCAAAAGGGGTTAATCCTGTGGTCGTGCAGGAAGTCCTTGGGGAAATCTATAGCCTCGAAGAACTGAAGAAGCATCGGGATATTGAATGGGCCGGAACAGGGGCGATCTCAGAGACGATCAATCGCTATCTCTCAGAGTGGGAGCGCTGGCGAGAAATGTCATCGCGTGGTGCGCCACGCTTCCCGACGATGCACGCCTGGGATGGCAAAGGGCGTCCTCATCGGGGCGGGATATCGTCTGATTCGTCCAAAGTCACCACCTATATTGATAACGACGGAAACCGCCATCCCTTTGGGGTACCGTTGCGTGATGTGGCAGGCGAACTCTTCAAAGCGCCGTGGGCGAAACCTGACGAGCCTGTGCCAGATGCGTTGATCGAAGATACGGAACATGGCACATTAACGTGTCCTGTGGATAAATTCGTGACAAACTTCAAGACAGAATCTCGACAGTCCTACAATCTTGCACGGGCACGGATGAGCCGCCACTGTAAGACCAGTAAAGATGATCGCGTGCGAGAGTTTGCTATGAAAGTGTTTGGGTAAGGAATGCTGACGGCGAGAGACACGGGTGAGCAGTTTCGTGTCCCTGTCGATCATGGCGCAACACCCCCGATTGAGGACAGCTTGCAGTTTTGGCATCCGAATCGGTTTGGGATAAAACATGCGTCAGACGCATTTCTCAAAGACCTTCACGATATTCATCCCGATCTGGACGCAACGTGGCATCCTATTCGGGAGCGCTGGTTGGTCTGGTATCGTCGGCCCCGTGTGCAACACCATCTCTGTCAGGGATGGCTGTTACTTTTTGTGGTGGAAACATCGACTGGTGACTATGTGCCATTAGACACCCGCGCTCTTGCCGCGTGTTACGAGCAAAGCGGCTTTAAGTGGGGGTCTGGAAAGAAGTACTGGGCACGGGTTGAGGATCAGGCACAGCGGGAACGACAGGAACAGGATGCCGACCGGGAACAACTTATTGAAGATGTGGGATCCGACCAATGGGATCACACGAAAATCCAGGTCAGTATGTGCGGTCATTCCTCTGGGAGTAAGTTTGTTAATCACCATGCAGGAGATTAAGACCGATGGCAACAGGCCAAACGCTGATGGATACGATGGAGGTCATGGATCGCGGCCTCCAACTGCAATCAGGTGAAACCGGTGTTACGCTGGCGCTGCGTGCGCTAAACGCCGCACAGGATCATTTCGAGTCCATGATGGCGTTACAGCCGAATGTCATGGCATCCAGTATTGGCACCGTAACGACAAGCGCGGATACAGAGTCCACCGCGTTTCCGACCGGTCTTATTCGCGTGGACCGTCTGCAATTTATTGATCCCGGTACGAGCCGTCCTGCGTGGGACTTAGAGCGCATTGGCGGTGTTGGCGATCACTACAGTTCTGGTGTTGTGCAGTTCAATAACACCGTCACAGGACGACCAATCCGGTATTGGACGAATGGAAGTCACATCTATTGGGATCCTCTACCTGACGCCACGAACACGGTGCGCTATTATGGGATGAAAGCCTCGACTGACATCACGGCGGGTGGTACCTTCGCCTATCCCGACATTGTGATGCTGCCGATTGCTCAATTTGCCGTGCGAATGTTGCGCGTAGGAAAAGATGATGAAGCGGGACCGGTGATTGACTTGGGAAATCAGATATTTGGGCCGGTAATTCAAACGCTGGCTCGATTCAATCGGGATCGTGCGCCGGGATACGATTACCGGTATACGCACACAGAATAGGAGTACCCGATGGCGTTCATTCAGGAAGATTTTCAGGATACGCGAGATACACAACTCATCAAACGCGCCAAGATTGATGCGGCGTCAAGTGGAGACAATACGCTCGTCGCTGCGGTCACGGGAAAGAAAATTCGTGTGCTGGCGGCGTTCTTTACCATGACGGGTACGGCTGTCACTATCCGATTTGAGGATGGAGCCGGAGGCACGGCACTGACGGGGCAAATGGGACCGACAGCGGGGCAGACGATTGTCTTACCGTTTAATCCAGTTGGCTGGTTTGAGACTTCTGATGCCACGCTGTTGAATATGGAACTGAGCGGTGGTCAGTCCGTGGATGGCGCGTTGGTGTATATCGAGGCGTAAATGGCTGATATTCAAGTTGCTAATACTGACGCGGACCTTTCAGATAATACGCTTATAACAGAAGAGAACGCCTACACGATTACGGGGCTGCATACGTTTAGTCGCAGCACGAATGCCCCGTTTGCCTGTGTTTCTGGTGCAGCGGTTGTAGCCTATCTGGATGCCGACAAGCTGGATGGGCAGGAGGGGAGTTATTACCTCGCAGCGGCCAACTTTACCGGCACGTTAGCGGTAAATCGTGGTGGCACAGGGGCAGCGACCTTCACCGATGGTGGGGTGTTGTTGGGCAGTGGGACCAGTGCGATTACGGCGATGGCGGTCTTGGGCGATGGGGAGATTCTGATTGGGGATGCGTCAGGAGATCCGACAACGCTGGATGTCGGCAGTTCGTCTGCGATCACGGTGCTTGGCACGGTGGCGACAGGGGTGTGGCAGGGAACGGATGTTGGTGTCGCGTATGGCGGCACGGGGGTGAGTACGCTTACCGATGGTGGGATTTTACTTGGCAGTGGCACGGGGGCGATTACCGCGTTGGGTGTAGCTGCAAACGGACAGATTCCCATTGGCGATGGTTCTGGTGATCCAGTCTTGGCAACCTTGTCAGGTACC